TTTCCTATTGGGACATGGTTTGTTACAATGAAAGTAAACGATGAGAATCTTTGGAAAAACTATGTTAAGACAGGTGTTATCAAAGCAATCTCATTAGAAGGCATATTCGCTCATTCATTAGTTAAACAATCTATGGTTCAATCCCTATCATCAAAAGATATAAAGGATTTTACTGAAGAGGAAGCAACTATGTTCTTATCTAAGATTATAGCAATGTTGGAAAGTTATTCTGATTATGGTACTGAGATAAAGAACAATGCTAAAAGAGGAATAGAACTAAATGAGAAGAATGGTAATAAGTGTGCAACTCAAACAGGCAAAGTAAGAGCACAACAATTAGCAGATGGAGAACCTATTTCAGTAGATACAATCAAAAGAATGTATTCTTACTTAAGTAGAGCAGAAGTATATTACGATGAAACAGATACAACTGCATGTGGAACTATATCATACCTTTTATGGGGTGGTAAATCTGCATTAAGTTGGAGTAGAAATAAATTAAATGAATTAGGATTGTTAGAAGCAGAAGCACAACCTTCTGTAACTTCATCTTATCCGGGTGAAGCGGCAATCGATAAGAAGAAAGAGAAGTTAGCAGAATGTCCACCGGCAACGCAGGATGTTAAGATTAACTTAGAGAATAGACAAGAGTGTATTGATGTAGCAAATTACGGACCTCTTAATCCAAATGAACCTAATGAGGATTATTGGAAGAAGAAAGGGGATATGTTCAAAGGTGATATAGAAACTGCAAAGAAAGCTCTTTGTGGTAATTGTGCATTCTTTGTTCAAACGAAAGCAATGTTAGATTGTATTGCAGGTGGTATCAATGATACAAACGAATGGGATACAATTGAAGCAGGTGATTTAGGGTATTGTGAGGCATTCGATTTCAAATGTGCAGCTAACAGAACATGTGATGCATGGGTTGTAGGTGGACCAATAACAGATTAAAAATATATAAATAAAAAAATTATGAGCAAGATTATCAATCAACAAAACTTCGTAGAGAATGGACAATTCTCTGGTGGTGCAGCTGTTACACCTACATCAGGTTCTACCTTTGTAAGTGCATCATTTAGTAACCCACAATTCGGATTTGTTGCTGGTGGATTGTATGTAGGTGGAATTGGAACATTGGTATTTAAAACTATCGATGGTTCAGTATTATCATTTACTAACGCATTTGGATATGTTCCAGGGTTAGTAACTGCCGTATCTGCATCTTCAACTGCGACAAGTATAGTAGCATTAAAATAAAAAAAAATGAGTGTTAATAGAAACATACTAAAGAGTTATTCTAACCCTGTATTAGAACCTAACCAGGTTCCTATTGAATTAGTAACTAATGCAGGAACTAGATGGGTAATACTAAATTGGCCTGTGAAAACTTATATATCTTCATCACAAGGTGGAGATTGTGAAGGTTTGACAGTTCAATGGAGCACAGATAGCAGATTTGCATCTGAGCCTGATAATTTTTACACAAACATTACATCATCTGTATTGAGTTGTGATTCATCATCATTAGTTCCATTAACTGGTTCTTTAGGATGGAGTATATTTATCAACTCTTCGTATAACTTTCAACCTAATGTTGAATCTACTAGTAGTGTTTACTACATTAGAAGTTTTCAAAATACATCAGGTGGGGGTAGAGGGCCGTATTCAAATGTATTATCAATTGATACGAGAGCACCTCACATATATAATAACGGAAGTGTTTCAATGGCATTTTTAAATCCAGCTACAGGGTCAGGAGCTCAACGTAAATCAGGATATACCGGTTCACTATTATTCTTTACAACAGATTCATATAATCCAACTAGTTCTAATTTACAGGCGTGGTCTGCTAATAGTACAACAGGAAATGGATATGTTGGTTTATTTAGTTCATCTAATGCAGCGGTAACTGCATCAATAACAGGTTCAGGTGTTTATATAATGAAAACATTAGGGCCTAACTATGATGGTATTGCAACAAATGGTGCAACTTGGAGTTTACAATTATATGGTTCACCATCAGCTTCTACATCAGAGCCAAATACAATTAACAGTTCTGCAGGTAATCCAACATCTTCAATCGCATTAGTTGCTTTATGGAGTGGTAGTATGGAAATAATTGGAAATCAAGGTTTCCAAATGAAAGTATCTGCAACACCATCTTCTTCTAACATTGGAAGTGGAGTACCTGGAGTATATAAAACTGAAAATTCAGTAACTACACAATACGGAGCATTTTCAATGGCTGGTGGATACAATACTATCAATACACCTGTTGGATGTTATAATAACCAATTTATATATGGAGAATATAATCCTCCAACTTATGTTGATTTTCGTTATCTTAATACTTCACAAACTGCATCTGCTGAAAGTAGAGCATTGGGTTCACAGGTAACAATTCAAACATCACCTGATTGTGTATTCAATATGATAGCATTGGGTGAAAGAAATGATGTACAACAATACATAAATCAATATGGAGACTATCAACAACCATATTCTGTAGGAGTTAGCGGTTCTACCGTTCTACCTATACCATCATCATCTGTATTACAGATATGGAGTGGGTTCGGTTATAGATACTCACCATATAGTGATAACGGATACCCAGCAAATGCATTTGGATGGATGGATAATAATCCTACATTATCTAAATGGAGTTATGTAAATGGAGCTAACTTTGATTATCCTGGATTAGTAACTGCATCATTGGGTTATTATTTCCCTACAACTGCAGGAGCTACACCATTATTAACTCCATCTGTGACGGTATTATCATCATCAATAGCTGGAATTAGTGGTAGTGATTACACATTACAATTTGCAGGAACTTTACCTAATGCAGGAATTAATGTAAGATACCTTATATTAGAAAGTGATAAAGATAATGCAGCAACTGCAGCGATAAGAACTGATATAAGTGGAGCAACACCATTCTTAGATTTACTTAGAAATAATGTAGTTAACTTTAGATACCCAATTACTGTATCAGATAATAACCAAATACTGACAATACAAAGAAGTGGAAGTGTGTTAAATGTTTATCAAAACTTAACTAAATTAACACCAATACTAAGTTCTTCTAATATGTGGCAACCATTTAATTCTGGATTTATTATTGGAAATGCTGCACCAAACGCAACATGGGCTCCATATAATGGAACATTAAACTCTTTATTACTTTATAGTAGAAGCCTTAGTGATTCTGAAATAAGTGCATAATACGATTATTTCTTATAATATGAATAACTATTTTAAACATTTAGAACAATTCGCAAAATCAACAGAGATTACTCGTTCAGAAATGAGTGAGATGATGTTGAATTGGTATGAACCATTCAAAGTGTTTACTACAAAGTTAGATGGGACTAGAATGGTTAGACAAATGTATTCAGTATCAGGCCCTTCAGGTAATGTAAACTATGATTACGAAGCAAGGGGATATATGATTTTTTTCGATTTAGAAAGAGATGATTTTAGAACCGTAGTGATGGATAATGTTTACAAAGTAACAAAATTCGGAAAAACATACTTAATTAAATAATATGCCAATACCTACACCAACAGCAGCGGAAACAGAAGAACAATTTGTATCCCGTTGTATAGGAGAAATAAGTGGAGAATATGAGCAAGAACAGGCAGCTGGGATTTGTTACTCTACATACAGACAAGAAACTAAGATGAGTACGCAAGGAAAAATCTCATCTATACTAAGACAAGAAGCATACAAAGGAATTAACCTAATGGCAGAAGAAGGTTCATTAGAAGATGCTTGTTGGGAAGGTTACGAAGCAATTGGAACAAAGATACTCGATGGTAGAGAAGTTCCAAATTGTGTACCTATAACAGAATAAGATGTTTAATCCTTTCAAAAGAAGAAAACAACAGATTGATTCTTCTATCTTTGATTTAGTATTGAAGTTAGAACATCAACAAAAACAAATGGATGAGTTAAGAGCAATGGTATTACAATTATCAAAGCAAGTTAACTCATTACAAATAGAAATCAATTATTTGAGTAATTCAAAATACGGAAAAAGTTTATAATGGCAAAGAGTAAATCAGTAGGTTCTAATAGGAAACAATCATTTGGAAAGAAGAAATCCCACGTTGGTGGAATCAAATCCTTTAACAAAAGTAATCCTAAACCAAAACGATATAGAGGGCAGGGGAGATAATCAATTTTAAACCCCCATATCTTACGACCATTGAACTCAAATCCCAACGGGGATACTT